ACGGGGGGTGTGCGGGGTACGCGGGGGAAGCGGGGGAAGCGGGGGAAGCGGGCAGGGGCTCACGCCCACTGCCCGCTTCCAGGTCACGCATACAGCCGGTGAATCATCGAAGACACCTTGCCCCCAAGCAGCCCGGCGCGGGCAAGCGCGTCCCGAGCTTCGCCAGCCAGCCCACCCCGAATCGTCGTCGTCGCCCGACGCACGTCAACCGTCGCCGCCGGCACACCCTCCCAGGTCACGGGCACGCGGCCCGGTGTGACCGCGTCCTCATCAAGTTGGAAGCCGGCGTCGAGCAAGGCGGTCAGCACGCGACGCATCGCCTGCCCCTGCCGGCGAACGTGGCAGAGCACTTCCGTGATCGCGTGCCGGGAAGTCGACTTGACGCCGCCGTCGAGGTCACGGGCGCCCAGCCCGGCGATCATCGTGAGGTGACCGTGACGGACGGTCTCACGGCAGTAGGTCTCACCGCCGGAGACAGTGAGAGTCCTGTCGCCGTCGATCCACTCCCAGCCGTCGGAAGTGGAGACCAGGGTGATGGGGGCAGTGTCGTCGCCGGTCACCTCACGGATGGCGGCGCACATACGCCCGGCCACCGACCGACCGTCAGGCGTGTTCTCACGGGTGAACTCGTAGGTGTACATAGGGGATTCCTCAGGAGTTAGGGGATTGATAGGTTACTGGAGCGCCCAATTATACCGGAGGGCAGCGGCCCGGATGGTTGACGTGGGTCTAGTACAGCGTGCCAAGAGCGAGCTCCAGCATCGCCGCCGCGTCATCCGGGGAAGCGCCGGGCTCACCCTCGAGCTCGAGCTCGTGCTCATCGTCATCCTCGGGACGAACGCTCCACAGCACGGGGGCAGGCGTCGACACTGACGGGAGACCCCAGAACTCGACGTCGAGGATATAGCCTTCAAACGTCAGGTAGTTATCGTAGACCGTGACAATGTCGTGGCCGTGCTCGTAGACCATGATGCGGGCGACGGCGTCGAGGAAGTCAGCGACGGTGAGGCAGGGGGCAGTGGCAGTGCTCATGGTGGTGTTCCTTCCAGGGGGTAGGGGGAAGTCGTGCCCGGCGGGGGAGTTGAACCCCCGCTGCGACCATCCGGGCGGATAGCGATGTTCAGCGGGTGTGACGCTCGACAATCTCCCAAAACTCATCGGGCTCCAGGTAGCCGTCCTCACCGAAACCAGGGGCGGGGGCGAAGTAGACTCTCCCCTGCTCGGTGACGCACTGGACGATGGTCTCCTCAGCGATGGCGTCAATGTCGAATGCCTCATCGATAGGGCCGGTGAGGTCTTCGCTCGTGTAGAGCGCTTCGCGAATCTCGCGCTCAACGGCTTCGTCAAAGGTGGTGTAGGTGCGGTCGGTGATGCTCATTTCAGGTTCTCCTTGGGGGGATTGGTGGGGGGCTTCTTTGTCCCCCGATGACTTAAGTGTACACCGCCGTACTATCTGGTGTACAGCGGTAGACCACCACATATTGGGTGGCGTGCATCACTCCTCACGGGGTGTCAGCCAGTCGTCCAGCGACATTCGGGAAACGCCCGCGTCGCGCGCCACTTTCCGCTTCGGCACGCCGCACTCCACCGCGGCGACCGCCGCGCCACGGAGCTCGGCCCGCGCGGCGGCAAGCGCCGCCTTGCTCTCACGCACCGTCGCCGCCGCTTCCTCCAGTCCCAGCCGGCCGGCCACGAACTGCGTGGCCGCGTCTAGCGAGAGCTCCTCTTCCTCTGCCGACCAGTGCCGGGCACGGATACGCCCGTGCGCGGCGGCAAGCGCCCACGCCGCGGTAAGCGCCCGCGCCGTCTCATCGCCCGCGGCGGCAACGTCGAAATCTGTCATGATCGATTCCTTTCTATGGTGGTGCCCGGCGCGCCGTGGTGGAGCGCCGGGCGATTGGTCAATCGGGGCCACGGGCTAGCCGTCGTTTTCCACCCATAGGGCGGAAACGGATTCCCGTGCGGCCGCATCGCCGCCGACGACAATCCCCGATGAGGAGAGATGCACGCTCGCTGCCCCATTTTCGACAGACAACCCAATGGGGCGGCCGTAGCGCGTTTCTGCCGAGACGCTCCATCCGGCGTCCTGTAGCCGACTGCAAGTGCGCTCGAGCCGCTCGGCGCGCTTTTTGGCTTGCCTGAGGAGACCCGCCATATCGGCAACACTGGTCCAGTCCGCTACGGCCTCACCGGCGATACGTTGCCCCACAGCCATCCCGGAAGTCTGGTAGTGGGCAACGGCCCGATGCCGCGTGCCCATGATGGTGCGAACCGGGTAGACGTACAGCCTGTAGGCACCGGCTCTCCCGACGCGGGCGTCGTCGCGCTCGGTGTATAGCGGTTCGGCGTCGCTGACAGTTTCGAGAGCCGCGACGATCCGCTGTTCTAGTGTGGTGCTCATGGTGGTGTTTCCTTCCAGGGGTAGGGGGAAGTGTCGTGCCCGGCGGGGGAGTTGAACCCCCGCTGCGACCATCCGGGCGGATAGCGGGGTTCAGTCCCCACTGAGGAAAGCTTCAGCGCACTCCCGTCGCGTGCGTCCCCACGCGGCGGCGTAGGACCAACGGTCATCCTGGTGGGCCATCATGTGAGCGTGCGACGGGTAGCGCAGGGCGAACCACCATCCGGCGTTGGGGACCATCCCGCCCTCGCTGCGCTCGAGCGTGGCAATGGTCTCGCCGTCCTCGTCGAGGATCGACGCATCGCCCGCGAAATTGGTGCGAATCTTGTAGCCGTCAATGGTGTTGGTGGTCATTTCAGGTTCTCCTTGGGGGATTGGTGGGTGGGCTTCCCTGCCCTCCCGATGACTCTAGTGTACACCGCTGTACCGGTGTATGTACAGCGGTAGGCCACTATCTAATGTGTGGCGTGCGCCACGCGCTTCGGTGTGGTGTGACGCTCGCACGCACGGGCCGCATCCCACACGGCGCGCCACGGCGCACCGGAAGCAATCGCGTCCCGGCCCGGCTGGGTCACCACATACTCCGTCGGCACCCAGTACTCACGGAAGGCCTCGACGGCTTCAAAGCCGTGCCTAACGAAGAGCTCGACGTCACCGCCGTTCGCATGGAACACGCAACGGTCGCGCGTGCCATCCCACGGCACGGCCGGCCCGACCAGGGCGGCGACGCGCTGCCCCCACGAAAGACGAACGTCCTGCCCGTGGCGCTCCAGCACGTTCACGGCCACTTCGTAGTCTTTTTCGTCGGCTGCAATCCACACGGTGGTCCGTGCGAGCGTCACCGATTCCCGGCCGTCCTCACCGACGGTGACCGTGACGTCAGCACCGGGGAAGATGGTCGTGAGGAGCGAACGAACGCAGTCGGCTGTAGCCATGATGATTTCCTTCCAGGGGGTTGGGTTGGTGTTCGTGCCCCCGGCCGGAGTCGGACCGGCCGTGCGACCATCGGGGCGGTGCTGACTACTCGCCGTAGCCCGCGTAGGTGAGCTCCACATAAAGACGGGCGCAGCAGTCCACAGAGGTGACGCTGCCGTTCTCGTCAAGGGTGAGCGGGTGACCACAGGAAGCGACGGTCTTCAGGCCGCCCTCGGGAGTGCGCTCGATTTTCCAGCCCTCCGCAGTGAGTCGCTCGGCGACCTTATCGATGCGAGAGATGATGCTGCCCTCGCACATCCAGGTTGAGGCGAGACGACTAAGGTCATTGATCGTCAGTTCAGTGTCGGGGGTGAGGCCGTGACTGGTGTCCAGGTGGGCGGCGACATCGACGAGACTGACGTTGTGGGCGCTGGCGAACTGGGCGATGGTGGTCATTTCAGTGTTCCTTCCGGGGATTGGGTGGGGACTTCCTGCCCCCTTGCGATGACTTAAGTGTACACCCGTGTACCACTCGATGTACAGTGGTGGGCCACTATCTAGTGCGTGGCGTACAACACGCCGCATGTGCGCGCCCACCACGCACGACAGACCGGGGCCACCACCACGGATGACCCCGGCCCATCACACGCTCAGCGCGTCCACCACACAATCACATCGGTGCCACGCCCATTGCCCTGCGCACTCGCGTCCCAGAAGCAACCGTCGACGCCCGGCACAGGATCACCGCCGTCCTCCTCATCACACGGCGTGAGGATCACACCATCGTCAGGCACCGCGCCCGTGTCTACGTCCGACGGCGACGATGCCACGGCCGGCGAGACCGACGCGACCGACTCGGGCGCGGCCACAGAGCTCGACGCACCACTGCCACACGCACCACCAGCCCACATGATGCCCAGCACCACCACGACTACCATCATCACACGCTTGCTCATTGCTCTCTCCAATCAGGGGATATTTCAGGGGGATTCGGTCGGGCTCCACTGCCCTTCCGATACCCCTAGTGTACACCACTGTACCGCGTGGTGTACAGTCCCTACATGTACCCCATCCCACACCCAATCCAACCGGTAAGGGGGTACAAATCACGGCCACGCACGCCTGCGGCCCCGTCGGCGGCGGGGAGTGGTCTCCCCCTCCCCGAGGGTTACCGGGGGTCGCGCGTATATACAGTGTCCAGAGCCTGCTCTCGCCGCGCTTACGCCGCGCTTTCGTGTCGTCTTTCGAGCGTTTCTGCGCTGGACGTCCAGTGCTCTGCGGTGTTCCCTACCTCCGCGTATTCGCGTCATCATGCGCATCACGTGACGTTCATTGACGCTCGTTGTCCACTGGTTGCGGTGTCAGAGGGAAATCGGAGTGTTGTGGGTTCGAATCCCACCGGAGGTACCAAGGCCGTTGAGATCGCAGGGTTTCACTCGGGCTGAGATGTCGCAGGAACCGTCCAGAGCGCCGTCTCGCCGCGTTTACGCCTCGCTTTGCGGTGCGAGCTCCTTGAGGGCGTTTCGCACGTCGGGAGCCATCTGGGAGCGCTCGATGTAGTGGCGCATGGCGATGCCGGGGTCGTTGCCGAGCACGCCTGATGCTGTCTCCGGGTCTCCGACGAGGGTGGCTACGGTCCTGCGGAACGTGTGGGGGGTGACCCATTCCAGGCCGGTGCCGGTGAGTGCGAGCTTGAGGGTCTTCCTAACGGTTGCCGGGTCGCGGACGGTGCCCTTTGATGAGGGGAAGATGAGGTCGCTATTGGGGCCGGTCACGGAGCGGCGCAGCAGTACCGCCAGCCCGAAGTCGGGCAGGAGCAGCGTGCGCCGGGACGATGATGTCTTGGGGTGGTCCTGCCTGAACGCTCGGCGCGGCTTCTCGGCGGTGAGGGACACGGTTCCGCAGATGGTCAGCGTCCCGGCGTCGAGGTCGACGTCTTCCCACCGTAGGGCGAGGACTTCGCCGATGCGTGCGCCGGTGGCGATGAGGAGCTCGACGACGTCGCCGGCGTCGGACTTGGAGCGGCCCTTGGCCTCGTGGGCGGCGATGGCTGAGCGCACCTGGGCGAGCTCGGGGATGGTGAGCGCCTTGGGCTCTGGCTTGGGCGCCTTGGGTTGTTGGGCGTCGCGCACGGGGTTGCGTTCGATGGCGTCGAGGCGGACGGCGGTTGCCATGACCTGGGAGAGGATGACGCGGGATGTGCGGGCGACGCTTGATCCGTGGTGCTCGAGCATGGCCTTGAGGGTCTGCTCGACGGTGCGGGTGGTGATCTCGCGCAGTCGTCGTGCGCCGAGGGCGGGCAGGACGTGGCGCTCCAGGGTCCACGTGTAGACGCGCCGGGTCCCTTCGGTGCGGTCGGTGAGGGTGTCTGCCCAGATTCGGGCGACGGCGTCGAAGCGGCTGTCTGCGGTGATCTCGTCGCCGATGGTGTGTGCCCGGCTGGCGAGGGCTGCGGTGAGCGCGGTCTTGGCCTTGCGGGGGGTGTCTCCGGTGCGACGGGCGTGTCTGGTGATGCCGTCGTAGTCGCGGTAGCGGGCGCGGGCTTCGTAGCGGCCGCTGGCGGTTGGGTGGACGGTGATGTCTCCCCAGGTGCCGACGGGTAGTGGTGGCCGGCCCATGGCTACTGCTCGTCTTCGAGGGCGCGTAGGACGGCGTTGATGATGCGGCGGCTGCGTGGGTCGAGCTGGGCGAGGCGGCGTGCGGTGGTGAGGAGGGGGCCGTGCTCGCGGCTGATGGTCTGTAGTGCGGCGGCTTCGACGTCGTCGGAGGGGATGCCGAGGGCGTTGGCGAGATTGGTGATGGTGTCTGGTCCGGGGAGTTGCCTGATTTGGTCGGCGGCCATCTGGCCGATCCTGCTCTTGGAGAGGTGGCTGGCTTCGGCTAGGTGCCGGTAGGAGCGCCCGGACGTGAGGATGAGTTGTCCCAGGGTTGGGGTGGGGTCGGTCATGCACTCAATGGTGCCTCATTGGACGCTGAGTGTGCAACCAATATGCGTTGGACGTTCACGTTTTCGTTATGTGTGTGCACTGGACAGCAGTGGACGAACGGCTCTAGCCTTGGTGGTGTCCAGTGGAGCGCTGGACACTCCCCAACGGAAGGACATCCCATGCACCTCAAGGAGTGGCCGCCCGAGATGAGTCGGGCTGACCTCATGACCGTGTCCGAGGCTGCCGCCGAGCTCGGGTACCGGGACGGCCGGCAGATTCGCGCCGCTATCCGTGATGGGCGCCTGGACGGGTACCGGCCGCTGCTGGGGCGTGCTGCCCTCGTGGCGCGCGCCGACGTCGACCGGCTCAAGGCCCCGGTCGCGGCGTGAGGCGTACAGGGCCGGATATGGCGACCAGGCTTCTCGTGGCTGACCGTGACCGTTGGAGGTGCGTCCGGTGTGGGCGTGACCTCTCGGACGGGTCTGGGAACCTCCAGCACCGCCGTGCGCGGGGCATGGGGGGCACGAGGAAGGTGGACGTCAACAGCCCTGAGAACCTGATCCTCCTGTGCGGATCCGGGACGACCGGATGCCACGGGCACGTGGAGTCGCACAGGGAGGAGGCCCGCCGTGCCGGGTGGGCCGTCACCCAGGCCGATGATCCGGGGCTGGTGCCTGTCACCTACCCGTGTGGCCGTTTCCTGCTCACCGCTGATGGTGGGCGTATCCCCTACCGAGAGAAAGAGATCGCAGCATGACTACCCCATCCACCATTCACCCCAAGGAGCGCGGTTCTGTGCGCGCCAACGACCCCGTCACCAGCCAGTGGGCGGCCGACTCCATCGCCGACGCCTTCCCCAGTCAGGCCGAGGTGCTGAGTGCTATCCGCCGCTCCGGCCGCAGCAATTTCACGCTCGCTGACGTCGAGCGGTTCACGAGTGGTGTCCTCTCCCCTTCCCGCGCTCGCACCGCTGTGCGTGAGCTCCAGGACAAGGGGCGCATTGAGGAGACCGGCAAGTACGCGATCACGGCCTCCGGCCGTCGCGCCCGCCTCCTCGCCCTCACCAAGCAGGGGAGGGCTGCCGCATGACTGTCAACGCAACAGTGTCCCTGCCCCTCCCGGAGCCGGTGGAACTGCCATCCCGTTTCGGGCACCTGACCAGAATGCGAGCCACCTACGTGGAGGCCAGAACCAGCGCGACATTAAGCGGTATCAGCATCCACACCACCTTGCATGGTCCTGGAGTCAAGAAGGACGGTAGTGACGCGGTCAAGCCTTCCTCTGTCTGGCTGAGCGAAAAGAACCGGGATGGCAGGCCGCTCCTCGGTGAGCGTTCCTACCTGATCCCGGATGCCGACTGGGCGGTCATCCGCCGAGCCCAGGGCATGGTGCAGGCGATGCTGGACGCCGCCCGCGAGGTCGAGGAGGCCGCAGCATGAGCAAGGTCTACTACGACAGCGATGACCTGTCCCCGGTCCTGGTCGGCCGGTACGTCACCAAGGTTGACGGGGACACCCTCACCCTCGATGACGGAACCGTGCTCGCGTTCGAAGGCAACGTAGGGTGCTGCTGCGGTTCAGGCGACTACTGGCTCACGGAACTGTTCCAGCGAGGCACCCCAAACGCGCGCATCATGTCCGCCGAGGTCAAGACGACCCAGCTCGGCGATGACGAGTACGACAACACCCGCTACACCCTGTTCGTGATCGTCGACGACGAGCGCCTGCCCCTCGCTGAGTTCGAGGGGGACGACGGGAACGGCTACTACGGGAGCGGCTTCAACATCACCGTGACACGCAAGGGGGTGGCGTCATGACCGCCCTGACCATGGAGCAGCGCCGCCACGACTTCGAGGCCATGCTCAAGCGGGCCGACATGGCCCGAGCGACCGTGAGTCGGTGGCGGGCAACGGAAATCAACGTCCCAGGGAAACCCCTCGCTGCGCTCGCTCGCGACGTCGCTGAACTGTGCGCCGCCTGGGTGTCAGCCGCCCATCGCGCGCACGCCCACAACCCCGGCGACAACGCACAGACACGAGCCCTCGCCGTCGCCGTGGACTGCCTCCAGGCGATCACCGAGAGCGAGGAGGAGGCATGCGGCGTTCCGGTCGGCGATCTCCTCAAGGCGATAGTCGACGACGCAGCGGACATTTTTGCCGCGGATCCTGATGATGCGCTTGATCTCGGAGTTGACCCGTGCCTGCGGGTGCAGTCACTCCTCAGATCTCTTGGTGACCTGGCTGCGGTCTGGCCTGTCGCAGATGACCGACCGTCCCCGTTCGGCACCGACACGTACGAGCAGCAGTTCACCGCCCTGTTCGGCCTCCTCTTCGAGGCTATCTGTGCGGCTCTGGCGGCCGAGCGCGGCCTCTGGCAGGAGGAGGAAGCATGAGACTGGCGATCGCTGATCCGCCGTACCTGGGGCGTGCCGCACTGTGGTATGGCGGCAAGCAGCATCCCCACTATGGCACGCCCGGACGAGCCAAAGGACGCTCCCGTCTGAGCGCCGAGTTCCACCATGACGCCAGCGCGTGGGACAACCCTGACAAGCACAAGACACTCATGACCGACCTCGACCTCCAATGGGATGGGTGGGCTATGGCGGCATCAGCAAAGACTATCGCCGAGATACTGCCGCACGCAGCAAGCCTAGGGGGGAGGCTCGCCGTCTGGCATGTCACCAACGCCATTCCTGACGGCGCCCGCGTCCGCTCCGTTTGGGAGGCACTCATCTACAAAGTGCCCGAATCACGTCGCGCCGCAGGTACCGGGATGAGTGTCCCTGACGTGCTCACTGCGCCCCACCCCGTAACCGGCTTCGTCGGGGCGAAGCCTGACCGATGGACCACATGGGTGCTAGATCTCCTGGGATTTGACCCCACGCAGGATACCGTGAGCGACCTCTTCCCAGGCTCCGGGGCGGTCTCCAGAGTGGTCGCTGGGAGGCTGATATGAGCATCCCCACGATGTCTACTGAGGAGGAGTCATGACCCGCATCCTCCTGCCGGGGCGGCTGGTCCGGCATATCGCCGACGTCGGCACACCAGGGCCGTTCCAAGGGGCCACATGGTACCCACTCACCCGCCTCTGTGATGGGGACACCAAGCGCGCAGGGAGCCCGTTCATCGAGCAACACTGCGAGTTCATCGAGAGCGTGGACCTCACCAGTCCGCTCGTCTGCCCCGCCTGCCTCGCTGTCCACCAGCCCGCCGACGACGTCGACGAGACCATGGGGACCATCCCCCTCTTCGACCTATGACCAGCCCCGTGATGACCGCTGAGGAGGCGGCCTGGGTGCGAGAGCACGCATGGCTGCCCGTCATGCGCCGCGAGTACGCCCAGTGGCCGTTCCTCTACGACCGGTGCGCCTGCCGCCGCTTCTACGGCAACGGCGGCGTCTGCGGTGATTGCCAGGCGGGTGACCACGCCGCCTGCACCCATCGCCTGGATCGGTGGCCGGCTGAGGCGCCCCTCTGTTGGGTGACCGACCGGCTGGGGCGCGTCCCGATCCTCGATGGCGTCAACTCCTGGCAGGTATGGGACGCCAACGCCGCCCATGACCCCCGCTGCACCTGCTACCTCACCGGCCACGCCGACGCCGCGCCGGTACTCGAGCAGGGTGACCTCTTCTCTCTCCTGGCGGCCTAGCCCGCCCCCAAACCACTAGGAACACCCATGGATTCGTTTAGTTTCTTCGTCCCCGGTGAGCCGATCACCGAGGGCTCGGTGCGGACGTTCACGTCTGGTCAACGCACCGTCGTCACCCACGACCGCGGCCCCGAGCTCGCCGCATGGCGCACCCGAGTCAAGCTCGCCGCCCAGGAGGCCGCCCGAGAAGCCGGCTGGGAGCCCCGCTACGACGGCCCAGTCGCCGTCACCGCAGCCTTCTTTCTTCCTCGCCCCAAGAGCGCTAAGAAAAGGCTCTGGCTGCACGTCAAGCCCGACTTGGACAAGCTCATCCGCGCCGTCGGCGACGCCCTCGCCCCCTACAAGCAGCCCGGCGTCCTCAAGGACGACAGCAGGATCGTGACATGGCGCGCGTCCAAGGACTACGCCGACGACTACAAGCCTGGCGTACTCATCTACGTCTCCCGTGTCGATGAAGAGGGCCTGCCAGCAACCTACGACTGTGCCGAGTGGCTGGAGGCCGAGGAACGGAAGATCCAGGAGGACGCAGAATGAGCGACATCATCCGCGAGAGGTCGCCTCGTTCTCGTGGCCGCGTCCGGTGCGACGCCTGTGGGCGCCGCATCCCCGAGGGCGAGCAGTACGGCCGGGAGACGATCGCTGACCGCGGGGCAATCTGGGAGTGGCGGGAGTGTCGGCCATGCCAGACCGCGGCCAGCCACGTCGTGATGTGGCTTGGCCCCTACTACGACGACGCTGGCTACACGGGCGTGGACTTCCACGAGTGGGCGCGCGAGACCACGGGGCACACGCCCGTCGACGACTACCTGTTCCTGTACGAGGACGCTGGCATGTGGCGTCACTACCTGGAGGACCTCTCCGACTCTGCCGCCGAGTGCGCAGCCGACGACGCCGACCCCACGCGAGCGTGGGACGACGAGGCGTGGGCGGCCTTCACCTGGCGGATGCAAACCAGCCCCGCATTTACCCCTACCAACTAGGAGGATGAGTCTCGTGCCGGAGACACCACAAAGGGGGAGGCCATGAGCAACCGGGCACTCTCCCAGGCATTCCGCATGCCACCAACCATCAACGGGACAACACGGCTAGTGCTGTTCGTCCTCGCCGACTCCGCGTCGTCGGAGACCGGTCACTCCTTCATGGGCGTGGAACGGATCGCCGCCTACGCCGGCGTGAAGACCCGCGCCGCCCAGTACGCCCTACGCGCCCTGGAACAGCTCGGCGTCATCACGACCGCCATCAACCGGGGTGGCCTGGCCGACTGGGACGACCGCCGCCGACCCAACCTCTACGTGTGGCAGTACGAGGTCGCTGAGGCCATGATCGAGGCGGCCGATCCTGGGGTGCACCGCCATGCACCGGGTGCACCAGCGTGCACCCCTGAAGAGGGGTTTAGGGGTGCACCGCCATGCACCACCCCGGTGCACCACCGTGCACCCAATCCCTCAATAGAACCCCCAACTAGTAACCCTATAGAGTCACCTTCCGTAGGTGGTCACCTTTCGTCGGTGCGACAGCGCGCTGAAGCGCGCCCGACGACGACGGACGAGGCAAAGCCGAAACGGCGGGGCACACGCATCCCCGACGACTTCGCCGTCACCAGCGAGATGGCCGCATGGGCCGCCCAGAACGTCCCCCTCGTCGACACCGCCTCCGAGACCGACCGGTTCCGCGACTACTGGGCGGGCGTGTCCGGCCAGCGCGGCACGAAGCTCGACTGGGTCGCAACCTGGCGGAACTGGATGCGCCGCGCCGACGACGACCGCGTCCGGGGCCGGCGTAGCCAGGCGCAGATCATGCGCGACAACGCGGCCGCCGCCATCGCCAACGACCAGCGCGCCTTGTCCGCGCCCGACGCGCTGGCCGGGTTCCTCGAAGGAGGCCAGCCATGGGAGTGACACAGCAGGACATCGCCGGGGTCCTGGCCTACCTGCTCGCCGCGCAGGCGATCACCGCGACGGACGGGCAGGTCGTCGTCTGGCACGACTACCTGACGCACACGGTGCCCGGCCTGGACGCCACCGAGCTCCGGCCGGCGTGCCGGGACGCGGTCAGGGCGTGGGCGACCGACGGGCGGGCCTGGCGCATCGACGTCGAGCGGTTCGCTGCCGCGGTCCGCCGGGCACGCTCGGAGCGGGTGCGCGCCGAGGAGTCCGCCCGTGGCGCGTTGATCCCCGACAGGCTCGGTGCCGACGCGAAGGCGGAACTGGCGTGGCGCAAGACGGCGATCGCGGCCGTTGGGCGCGGGGCCTCGCGGGCTGAGGCCGAGGCGTTGGCATGGCGCACGATCGGCCGTCGCCCACCGGCTGTCACCCGCGGCCGGGACGTGCTGGACGGCCTGACCGGCCCGGATCGTGCACGCGAGGTGCTGCGAAGGCTCAAAACACCCACGGGAGAAGCCGCCACAGCCCCAGGAACGGGACAGAACCAGCCGACGCTACGCCGACATCGGGAGGGTTCTGAAAGGCCCGCAAATCGGCTCCCACGCAATCCGGGTTCTGAGAGGAGCGCAGCATGAGCGAATGGGTTGACTGGCTGAGGTGGGGTGCGCCCGAGCTCGCGCGCCGAGTCAACGCCCTGGACGCCTCCCCCGTACGTCGTGGCGGTGGCCCCGTGCACACGGGGTTCGGGGCCGCGTCCCCGGCCCGTGACGCGGTGATCGCGCTTCAGCAGGACGCGCGCCGCACGGTCCGTGAGCGGGAGGCCCTGCACCGTGGGGCGCTCAAGGCGGGCCTGCCCCGCCTTGGCCTGGCCGAGGGCTGCGACTTCCTGGCGGCGACGGCGGCGGCCGTTGAGGCGGCCGACTTCGAGACCCTGTGGGACACGGGACGGGCCATCACCCGCCTGCTGGCCCGATGCGACCAGGTCGAGGGCCTGGCCGAGCCAGTCAGGGTCATCCGGGGCCTGGACGGGGACACGGCGTGCCCGGCGTGCTCCCACGGCGTTGCCCTGTTCGACGGCGTGCACGCGACGTGCCTGCGCTGCCGTGAGCGGTGGCTACCGCTGGTGCCGCTACTCACAGCGGCGTAACATTCACATAACACCCCTACCATCCCGAGGAGGAACCATCATGAGAACGAAGACCAAGCGCGTCACCCTCAACCCCAGGAACAAGAGCCACGCCCGGAAACTGGGCAGGCTCCTGGCCGACGGCTGGGTGATCGTCTCCGAGCACAAGCGGGGCCTGCTGTCATTCAGCCCCGGCTTCGTCGACTACATCCTGACCAAGCAGGCGTGACCGCCGGGTACAGGTGAGGCCCCCACCATGATGGTGGGGGCCTCCCTCGTGTTCTGGGGTGCGTCTAGGCGAAGGCGGTGTCTGGGGTGGCGGCGGATATGCGGCCCTCGGCGCGGGCGAAGATCGTGGTGACGCTGACCTCTAGGGCCTGGGCGATGGAGGCAACGGCCTCGACGCCGAGGAGGCGTTTCGCGTTGAGGGTGTTCAGGACGGTGCTTCGGCTGAGGCCGGTACGTGCCACTAGGGTGTCGATGGTGACCTGCTGGGCGGCGCGCTCGCGCCGCAGCTCGGCTGCAACGGCGGCGTTTAGACCCTCTGACGGGTTCCTGTCAATGGTGGACATGACACTTATGTTGCCATACGCAACCTAAAGTCTCACCTCGGTAACGAAGTTCCCAGTGTCTTGCCAGGTATGCGAGCGCAACATATGGTTTCCATATGGAAACCGAACCGCTGACCTCCCGCCTGGTAGGGGTCATTAACCGACAAATCCAGGGAAATAACCTCTCGGTTTTCTCAGTAGCAGAAAAGACCGGAATCCCCCACGTAACCCTCCGCCGCAGGCTCACTAACCACGGGCGCGGACTCACCGTCGATGAAGTCGAGCGAGTCGCCACCCACCTCGGCACAACCCCCACAGCCCTCATCGCCCAGGCCGAGACCAACTAGGCCACCCACCCCCTACCAAACAAGAAGGCCCGGCAGGAGTGCCGTCCCACCGGGCCAACGACCAACCCCCTACCAAGAAGGAAGATCATGCCCAAGTCTAGCGCATGGGCCACGGTCGACGCTGACCAGCACGTCGCCGTCGGCCGCCCACACGCCGCCCACGGCGTCACCATCACCCCACTAGCCGAGCCCGGCAAGCCCACCACCTTCGCCGTCGAGGCCACCACACCCGACACGCCCCTCACCCGCAACGGCCTGCGCGACCTCATCGCCGCCATCGTCGACGCCTCCCAGGTCGAGGACCCCGAATGGGGTGACCTGAAGTGCGCCTGAACCGCTACGACATCGCCGCCTGGGTCGCCGGAGCCATCGGCATCATCGCCGCCATCTCCACCACCTGGATCGGCCAGCACATGCTCATCTGGGCCGGCTTCGCCGCCGTCGTCCTCGTCATCTGCACCGCCCTCGCCGAGAAGGAGGGCCACCGATGAGCATGAAGCTGTCATTCCGTGACTACTACGCCACCGTCGGCGACATCATCGCCCGCGACATCATCCCCCTGGACACCGAGTACCGGCACGACCGCGTGCACCCCGGCTACCTGGCGTTCCGCTCCCAGCAGGACCTCATGGGCGCTGCCCGCGTCATCGGCGGGGAAGACCTGGCCGAGAAGGTGCAGGACCAGTGGCCCCAGGAGTGGAAGGTCGTCCAGCACGGCGGATGGATGCTGTGCTGGCGGGAGGTGACCCAGCGATGAGCCGCATCGTCTACGTCCAGTCCACGGCTCACCCAGGCGCTTCCGCGTGGCCCGTCGGCCAGGCCGGCCTCAAGGTCGGTAACCGGCTCGCCGTCCAGCACGGTGACCGCATCGTCGTGGTCTCCGCCGGCCTGTACATGCTGCGTGACCTCCTCGACAACGAGGGACAGGAGGCCCTGGAGGAGTGGGACACCAGCGACCGCACCTGCGCGGCGTGCGCCGCCGACGAGGGCTCCCCGGCGCACAAGGCGCTCGAGGAGGACACCGCCAAGCAGGCCAGGCGCCTTCTCACCCTGTTCGCGGAAGGTGAGCCCGCCTGCCAGGTGATCGCCCCCATGCAGGAGCGTGAGCGCGCCCTGGCCCGCATGATCAACGCCCAGGCCGCCGCATGATCCGCGTCATCACCACCCGCGTGCAGGCGCGCATGTCCTGCGACCACCCAGGATGCAGCAACACCATCCGCCTCCCCGAGAGGCCCCCAGACCTGGACCGGGACGTCGCCGACATCCAGGCGTTCCACACCACCGCCAAGCTCCTCGGCTGGACCGTCGAGGACGACTACTGGAACAGCCCCGTCACCTGCCCCAACCACACCCCTACCACTACCAAGGAGAACCAATGAGAGTCCCCACCATCTACCCCCGCCGGCAAGTCGAGACCACCGGCGTCTACTACAAGCCCGACGAGGACGACATCGACGAGCTCCAGGCCGAGAACGAGAGCCTGCGCAAACGCCTGCTGAACGCTCACGACCGCGCCAACGAGCTCGAAGACGCCCGAGACGCCGCGGTGGGCAAGAACCTGGCGATACTCGACATTGTCGTGGACCTCACCGCCGACATGGGTATCACCCTGGGGACCCGTCACCTCGACGCCCTCCCCCTTGGTGCCGTGATCCGCACAGACAGAGACCAGGCGTGGACACACATCGGCGTCGACACCGTCAGCGGCCACTCCCTGTGGCTCACCCCCACCGAGGACGAGGCATTCACCAGCGAGCAGATCGATGCGGAGTTCGCGATCGTCTCACTCGCCTGGGTACCTGGAGCGAAGGAGAGCAACTGATGAGCGGCCACTACCGGTCCTACGACGACGACGGCAACCCGATCGACGTCTACGAGTTCCACCTGGTGCCCGGATGGGGCCCCATCGCCTGGTTCCGTATGCGCCGCCTCCTCAAGGAGGGGTGGGAGTACGCCGGGAAGATGCACCTCGGTCTCCTCCGCACGGCCTACTTCGTGACCCGCCCCCTCGGAGAAGGTGACCAGGCGTGAAACAGCGCATCGACTGGTCCAAGCCCCAGCACTGCCGGGTGTGCCTGCGTCCCATGCGGAACCGACGCGTCCGCAGCGCTGACGCCCCTGGGACTGTCGCACTGTGGTCGGGCGGGGCGTGCGAGATGTGCGCGAAGCGGATGCAGACCCCGAAGGCCCACCGGTCCCCGACCGTCCGTGAACTGGCGGCCGCCGGCCACCCATGCATCTCGCCGGCACCCATGCCATCCCGAGTGAGGAGCTACCCGCTATGAGCGAGCCAACGCAGAACGCCCTGGTCGTCAGGGAGGACTCGATGGCCCCGGCCGCCGTGCAGGCCCGCATCGCCTACGCCAAGAGCCTCGCCGCGTCGAGCCTTCTGCCCGACGCCTACCGGGAGCGGCCGGCCAACGTCCTGCTAGCCATCGAGTACGGGCAGGCCCTGGGCATCAAGCCGATCGCGGCCCTGAACGGCATCAACGTCATCAAGGGCAAGCCCACCATGAGCGCTGACCTGATGGCGTCCGTGGTCAGGAAGGCCGGCCACAAGCTCCGCATCAGGCAGGAGGGCATGAGTGTTCACGCCCAGCTGGTCCGCGCGGATGACCCGGATTTCACCTATGAGGTCGTGTGGGACGAGGCGCGGGCGCGTCGAGCCCAGTTGTGGGGCCAGCGTGGCCCGTGGTCCCTGTACCCGGAGCAGATGCTCCGGTCTAGGGCGATCACGGAGGTGTGCCGTCAGGGTGCGTCGGATTGCCTGTACGGGGTCATCTACGCCCCTGAGGAGATGTCCGCGGAGGAGTGCGGCCCTGGCGTGGAGGACTACCTGGGGCCGGATGACACGGTCGCCCGGCTCCGGCAGGAGTGCGAGGACCTGGTGCACCGGTTCGTCAGGAAGTTCGGGGGAGACCCCGAGCAGATCGCCCAGGAGTGGATGGACCAGGGTGGCACCGCCAACCCGCCGGCACTCACCGCGTGGCTGACCGCCCGCATCCCACAACCCCAACCCCAACCGCAGGAGCCCGTCGACGACGAGGTCGTCGAGGGCGAGATCATCGAAGAGGAGAACACCAATGACTGAGACCCCAAAGTACGGGCAGGCGGAGGCGCTCGTGCGCGCCTCTGTCGGCCAGTGGCTCACCAAGGCGTCCAAGGCCGCCATGGACGACGCCAAGCCGTCACTCCTGGAGCACATGGGCCCCGGCGGCAAGCTCCACGCCTACGTCGGCGGCCTCGACGTCGGCACCGTGAGCGTGACTGACCCGAAGCCCCGTGAGGTCCTGGGGATCGCCGACGAGAAGGCATTCACCGCCTGGGTCAAGGCCAACCACCCTGACGCCATGGTCGAGACGGTCGCCCCGTGGTTCTCCGCCGCCGCGAACCTGAATGCCCTGATTGCCAGCACCGGTGAGATGCCCGACGGCGTCGAGATCACCGAGAAGACCAGTGCCCCGACGGTGCAGGTGCGCCTGTCCAAGGCACAGACCGCGAACCTCGAGGCCCTGGCCGCAGGGTCCGCCATTGCCGCATACATCACCACCGGAGAGCCTGAGGAGGCCACCAAATGACCCGCATCACCACCGCCGTTGAGACCGTCAGCATCACCGACATCAAGGCCGGCGACACCATCCTCCGTGAGAGCGGGGAGCGCGTCACCGTCGCCGAGGTCATCAGCTGCGTGCCTCACCTCCTGACCTACCGGGATGCGAAGGGGCAGGATCGTCTGGCCTTCGGGGACTGTGCCCTGCGTGTCGTGCCGGATGAGCCCGCCGAGGAGCCGGTGTGGCCCGACGCCGACCTCATCCGCATCATCCGCGGCACAGAGAACACGATCCGCGTTGACGGTTCCCTGGCTGACCGCACTGAGGAGGGCTACTACCGCCTTCTTACCGGCCCTAGGAAACACGCTTGCATCATGAAGGGCGTCGAATGTGACTCGATCGAGGAGTGGGAGGAGGTCGTGCCTGTCGCCAAGTCCGAGATCCTCGCCAGCCTCGGCACCCCCACGGAGGACGACGAACCCGAGAACGACGACTCCGAGTCTGAGTCCGAGGATGAGGCTGAGGACGAGGATGACTGCGACGGGTCCTGCCTGGCCTGCCTCTTCATGCGGCTCATCGCTGCGGCGGCCAACCAGCGCGAGTCTGAGGAGGCCACCGAATGAGCGCCACCTACCTCGTTGAGGTCATCACCTTCAACGACCTCCGCCCCGGTGACCGCGTCCTCTACCAGGGCGCCCCAGTCACCGTCACCGCCATCGGCATCAGCGCAGTCATCGCGTCCCTCACCGAGGCGACCTACACCACCGACGACGGCATGGTCGGGTCCATCCCGAAGATGATGTGCCCGCCCCTGTGCCGCATCGTCCCCGACACCCCACCCGCCCTGGAGGCCGCGTGAGCACCATCATCCTCACCGCCCTCTCGTTCATCATCGGCCGCCGACGGAAAGGAGACAGGCCATGACTAGGCCGGACGCCAGTTTCACGGTCACCGGGTACGCCTCCCGTGACCCCGAGCTCCGCTTCACGCCGTCAGGCACGGCCGTCGCCAACGTCGACGTGCCCTGGACCCCGCGCCGCTTCAACCGGAACACCAACCAGTGGGAGGACGCCGGAGACACCCTGTGGGTGCAGGTGTCCGTGTGGGGCGACGAGGCCGAGGCGTTCGCCGAGAACGTCTTCAAGGGGACGCTCCTGACGGTGACCGGCCGGCCCCGCCTGTCCGTGTTCACCGGCCGGGACGGGACCCCCCGTGCATCCCTGGGGCTCTCCGCTGACGTGTGGGGCCTCTGCCCGAAGACCCCACGCAACAACGGCCAGGCGCAGCAGGGCGGAGCGTTCGACTACGCCCAGCGGTCCGGCTACAACGCCCCGGCCGGCGGTAGCGCCGACGACCCGTGGGCCACCGGGGGCCAGTTCAAGGACGAGCCCCCGTTCTAACCACACCACGGGGAGGCCCCAACCCTGGGGCCTCCCCACCAACCCCCTACCAAAACCGGAAGGAAGACCATGAAACTCCGCAACCTCGCCGTCGCCGTTGTCGCCGCCGCGGCCCTCACCCTCACCGGCTGCTCGGCCGCCGACACCGCCTCCTGGAACATCAGCCAGGACTCCGACAACTTCAAGGTGACCCGCCGCGTGACGTTCGTCAACGGCATCACCGACAAGTACCTCCTGACCATCGAGGGCCTGTGCTCCATCAAGGACTCCAAGGAGGACAACTCCAAGGGCCAGCTCGAGGTCACCTGCAAGGTCGGTGACAACACCTACAAGAAGCACTTCCTGGGCCTGTCCGACAACGTGACCTACGTGGTTGAGCAGACCGAGGCGTCCAAGACCGACCCCTACCACTACAAGGTGGTGTACCGGCCTGAAACGCTGGTCCCGGACATCGACATCAAGACCAGCGGTAAGGAGGGCTGACCGTGAATCCTGATCGTTCGTTCGGCCAGCGGTTCAGTACCGCTATCGCTTACGTCATCATCGCCGCTACCGGGTTCGCCGTGTTCTCCCTCATCGTGTGGGGAATCGTGGCGATCTGGACCCAGATCGGAGGAGCCCTGTCATGACCAACTGCCCATTCACCGCTGAGGCGGCGCTCTACATGGAGCGCAGTGCCGACTGGGAGCCCGTCTCCCCACTCACCACCATCGGGCTGTGGAGCAATGACCTCAGTGCGATAAGCGACGCTATCGTCCGGATGGGCGAGCTCGGTGAGGATGACGATCGCCGGCTTGTCGTTGCCCGGCGGATCAGGCGTCACCTCGTCGCGGTAGCCACTAACGCGACGTGCTTCCTTCGTGACCTGGGCGTCGAGGATCCGGCGTCCGCGTTCGTCGCCGAATGGGAGCGGGCGGCGGTCAAGCACCCTGGCATGACGTTGGACTGTGACGGTCCCACCGACGAGTTGCGCTTCTACGCCCTCGCTGAGGAGGTGGGGGAGGTCGCCGCCTCCCTCACCTACGACAACGCCAACAGCACCGGCCACGGGGCCGACACCATCGCCGAAGTCACCCAGGTCGGGGCACTCGCCCTCGCCTGGCTCGTGCGATACCAGGACGGAGGGGAACGGTGAGCGATTCCATCCTTCAGCGTGAGCTCGACGAAGCGAAAGCCTCCATCACTGTCACCTATTGGCACCTGTTCCAAACCACTGAGACCCTTCTCAAGGAGATCGCTCGGCTATCCAGCCGCAACGCCCAGCTCATGGCGGAGAACGAGAGACAGCGTGTGCTGCTCGCTGCCCTGAAACGGGAGCCGGCCACACCACGCACCATCAGCGGCGGAGAGGCGTCACGGGGGCTCCCTGACCACACCATTGCCGTTGACCACAATGGCGACGTCTGGGGCCTCGACAAGAACGGTTGGACCCCGTTGTACTCCTATGAGGGAGACCCCTCCGAGGAGGAGCTACAGGAGAAGTTCGGTCCCTACACCATCGTCTGGGAGCCTAAGGAGGACACCAGTGAGCACTGATGATAAGCGTGTCCGGGACTGCCTGGAGCAGATCAACGCCCGCGTTGACAACTGGGCACGAGGAGGAGAGTACGGTCCCGGCGGATTCCCCAAGGACACCGCGCAGAAGGACGTCGCCTTCCTCCTCGCCCACATCGCCGACCTCCAGGTCGAGGCGCGCGAGAAGAACGCGTGGGAGGGCCGCTATCGGGCGCTCCTCGAAGAGGCTGAGGCCAGCCGCCCGCCCGAGATCGACGACGACGGGCACGACCTCCCACAAGGGTCGATCGCTATCGACACAGACGGACTCCCCTGGGGGAGGACACTGTGGGGGTGGAGCATCCTGCGACCGGATTTCCGCAGCAGAACGAAACTACTCGCCCCAGAGAACGGCCCCTACACCATTGTCTACACCCCTACCCCTAAGGAGAACGCCAATGACTGAAGACACTGTCGGCTTCCTACGCCGTGAGAACACGCACCTCCGCCTGGAGGTCGAGCACCTACGAGAGGCGACCGAGCGCATGGGGCAGGAACTTGCCGTCCTGCGTGAGCGCGACTTCCTCGGCCGGCTCCTCGAAGAGCGGCACGTGGCCAAGCGGATAATCCTTCTCCCCCGCCTCAAGCAAATGGTCGCCGACATCAGTGATGACCGGATCGTTGAGGATGTGAAGGCCGGCCACACTTACCGTATCGGCACCATCCGCGGCGTCGCCATCGAACTGCTCTGCCAGTTGCAGGAGCTCTGCGGGGAGCTTCGGTGGACGCGTGATCTTGTCCCGGAAACCATCGACGGCGGGGAGGACTCACAGGATGCGGCTGAGGGGACGACAGTCGTCGACCCTGACGGGGAGCCTTGGGTGTTCGATGATGGCGGCTGGGTGCACCTGTACCCATACTGCGAGGAGCCGCGACACACAGAACTCCCAGAGGAGTTCGGCCCCTACACCATCACCTACTCCCCCAAGGAGAACACCAATGAGTGACGATTTGACCACGAAGCAGCTTATCGAGGACATCGAGTCCGCTATCGTCGACTGGGAGGAGGGGGGAGGCTACCGCGGCGAATACGACTTCGACGCGGAGAGCGCCCTGGTCAAAGACCTGCGCACCCTCCTCGAAATCACCAAGACAGCCCTGGAGAACGTCACCATCGACGTCCCCGGCCCTGGCGGGTTCAAGCGGTACACGGTCTCGGGCGTTGTCACCGTCGAGCCAACGGACGCAGTCAGGATTGAGCCGATCACGTCACGCCCGGCTGGGGCCAGCATGATTGGCGTAGATGTGCCCAATGAGCTCATGCTGACGACCAGCGGAACAGTCCGCATCGCCACCGACCAGCCTTTCACCCTGGAGACCATCCCACTAGTGAGGGGAGCCGTCCGTGAGTACCGCTGACCGTACTGCCAACCCCTATGAGGTCGGTGTTGCCTATGTCGACGGCAAGCCCCTCGGCAAGGTCGACCACTTCGACCTCAAGGAGCCCGACTACACAGGCCCCTCACGGGCCATCATGGAGAGGCTCTTCGAGGAGGACAGGCTCGCGCTCTCCTCCCTGTCTTACTGTGAGGACGGCTACGAGATCACCCGCTCCTACGACCACGAGCGCAACCTCGTCGCCATCACCATCCGCCCGTCTAGCAGGCGGCACCCGTGAACGCCCGCCGGGACGTCGCCGATACAACGGCAGACGATATCGCCGACGTCCTGAACATCCTCACTGCCACCTGCACCTCAGGGAACTGCGTCTACCGGGTGAACGACCTGGAGGTCCGGTCCTCTCGGGATTTCTTCACCGGCAGGGTGGACATGACCATCCGGGCGAGGTTCCTCCCAGGTCCGGCCATGGATCACCTATCTGAGGGTCTCCTATGACCGGTGACAGTGGTCCGCTGGTGGACACGCAGGCCGCGATCCTCGCCGCCGGGGTCTCCAAGCGCACCCTGCACCGCAGGGTCGCCGCCGGGCACCTCCAGCCCGCCGGCCGGGACCGAAGAGGCCGCACCCTCTACCGGCTCAGCGACGTCCTCGCGACACTCCCCACCACCAGTGGACAAACACTGGACACCAGTGGCACACTTAGGGCCAGTGGAACACCCCTACCCGACGCAGGGTAGGATGCCACCACTCTCCTAACAGGGTGTAAGCCCAGAGGTTATGGGGATTCTAGGGGATTGAAGGGCCCCCACCAGATTGCTGGTGGGGGTCCTTTTCCTGTATAGGGGGTGCGCCGCATGTCCAGTGGACTCCGCAGAGACAGCCGCGTATGGCGCACCCTCGCAGCGCAGGTCCGCGCCCGCGACAAGGCCGCCGGCACCCCCTGCCGCATCTGCGGACAACCCATCAAATGGGACGCGCAAGACCCCAACGCCGACGACGCCCCCAGCGTCGACCACATCCGGTCATGGCGGGACCACCCCGACCTGAGGCTCGACCCCACCAACCTCGCCACCGTCCACCAAGCCTGCAACCGCGCTAAGGGCGCCCGCCCCCAAGCGCTCCCCAGCATCGGCAACCAATCCCGCCAATGGGGCCGCCCCCGCACCTGAGGAGCAACCGTGGCTCACCCCGCCGACACCTCCATCCTCGCGACCGTCGATGACGCGCTACGCGCCGCCGACTGGATCACCCCCGCCGACCAGCCCACCGTCGAGCTCCTGCGCCGCCTCGCCAACCGTCTCGACGACCCCGACTTCCCCACCATCGAAGGCCGCTTCGACAACGTCTCAGAGTCGTTGTTTCTCAAGACCGCCGCCGCCCTCGGCCTCACCCCCGAGATGAGGGCCGCCTGGGCGAAGAAGGAGAAGAAGGTCGATGGTGGCAGGCTCGAAACGCTCAGGAAGGGCACGGCCGGCCTACGGGCCGTCTGACGCCGGCGAGTTCTTCGACCGGTGGATGGCCGACGCGGAACGGGACTGCCCGCTCCGTGACCCCGACGCACCCCGCTACGGGCACTCCACGCCCCGCATCCACACGCCGCCGCTGCGGGACCTGACCCCCGACACGAGTGCCGGGTACTCATGCATCGAGTTCTCACACGACGTGCTCGGCATCCCGCTGCTCCCGTGGCAGCAGGAAACCCTCATCCGAGCGCTCGAGCTCAACCGGGCCGGTACACGCTTCCGGTTCCGCACCGTCGTCCTCCTCGTCGCACGCCAGAACGGCAAGTCCACGCTCGCGCAGGCCCTCTGCCTATGGGCCATGTACGTGCTCGGCGTGAAGATGACGCTGGGCACCGCCCAGGACCTCGACATCGCCGAGGAGCTGTGGAGCGGCTGCGTCGACATCGCAGAGTCCGTGCCCGAGCTGGCCGCCACCATCAAGAACGTCAACAAGGTCAACGGCAAGAAATCCCTCGACCTTCAGACCGGGGAACGGTACAAGGTCAAGGCCAGCAACCGGAAGGCCGGGCGTGGCCTGTCCGCCGACCTGATTGTCCTCGACGAGCTGCGTGAGCACACGAACTGGGACTCGTGGGGCGCTGTCACCAAGACGATGATGGCGCGCCCCAAGGCGCAGACCTGGTGCCTGTCCAACGCGGGTGATGACGCGTCCGTGGTGCTGATGAGCCTTCGGAAGAAGGCGCACCTGGCGCTTGGGGACCCCGACGGCATCAACGCTGACGACACGGACCTGACCGCTTCCGGCGGTGACTCCCTGTGCTTGATCGAGTACTCGGCCGCGCCGGGGCGGTCCACCACGGACCGTGACGGGTGGGCGGAGTCGAATCCGTCGCTCGGGTACACGGTCGAGGAGGCGTCCCTGGAGGCCGCTGAGGCCACCGACCCGGAGCCCGTCTTCCGCACCGAGTGCATGTGCCAGTGGGTCGACGTCATGGCCGTTGGCCCGTTCCCTGAGGGTGCGTGGGAGGCGTGCACCGACCCGCGGGGCATCATCCCCGATGACGCCCCGATCTCCTACGCCGTGGACGTCTCATGGGACCGTGGCGCGGCCTACGTCGCCGCCTGTGGACCCCAGGCCAGCGGCCGGCTCCAGGTGGAGATCGTGGCCGCGCGCCCCGGCCAGGGGTGGGCCGAGTGGCTGCCCGAGTGGTTCCGCGGGTTCGTGGACGCCGACAACCCCGCCCGCGTCGTCGTCCAAGGCAAAGCCTGCCCCGCCGCGATCCTCGTCGACACGCTCGCCGACGTCGAGGGGCTGACCGTCGTGCCCTGGGTGGGCGGTGACCTGGGGATCGGGTGCGGCCTCATCTACGACCAGGTCGCGGCCGCCGCCCCGGACTCCACGTCCGACCTAAAGCCTCTCGCCCACCGGGGCCAGGAGGCCCTGAACCTGGCCGCCCACACGGCAGCGCAGCGCTTCTACGGGGATGGCTGGTACTGGGACCGCAAGAACTCCCCCCAGGACGCCGCACCCCTGATCGCTGCGACCGAGGCCCTGTGGGACCAGATCACCAACGCTCCCGAGGAGCCCGCCACGTCGATCTACGAGGCGGGCCCGCAACCACTCGCCTGAAGGGGATGAATGCTCGTGCGCCGTGACAAGACGCTCTCCCGCCTCACCGGCGCTAAGGTCCTCGTCCCCGTCGACGGGGAGACCGTACGCGGCACCCTCACCGCCGTCACCCCGGCCTGGGTGACCCTCACCGGGTGCCAGGCCGAAGACGGCACCACCATCGAGGGGGACCTCATGGTCGCCCTGCCCCTGCCCTGGGTGCAGGTGATCCGATGACGCGCTTCCAGACCCTCGACGCCCTGGCCGCCAACCACGCCGGGAACACGATCCTCGACGTCGTCGACCCAGGTATCCCCCTCGTCGACTACGACGCCTCGGACCGGGACGCCGCCTCCGTCGCCGCCGCCTGGCGCACCCAGCCGGCCATCCGCAAGGTCACCTCGTTCATCGCAGCCAACGTCGCCTCCATCCCGCTGCACGTCTACGAGCGCGTCTCCGACTCCGACCGGCAGCGCGTCACCACGGGCGCCCTGGCGCAGGTCATCGGGGCGCCCAGCCCCGCGATGGGCGCGTACCGGTTCTGGGAGCGCGTCATCCTCGACGGGCTCCTCTACGACCGGCGCGCCGTGATGATCGTCGACGACGGCGACCGCACCGAGCTCGTGCGCATCCCACCCCGCCGGTTCCGCATCGTGTCGGACGGCCTGGACCGGGTCAAGGCCGTGCGCATCACCACCGGTGACGGGCAGGTCAAGGACATGGACCCCGCCGGGTTCCTCCTCGACGTCGGCTACTCCCAGTCAAACGGTAAGGGCCTGTCCCCCATCACGACGCTGGCGGCCCTACTGCGTGAGGCAGCCGAGGCCGTCGATTACCGGCGCGCCGTCATGCGCAACACCGCACGTCACACCGGGTGGATAAGCCGACCCACCGAGTGGCCGAACCGGGACGCCCGGAACAACTTCCTGGAGTCGATGCGGGCGTTCCGCGCCGGCGGTGGCCGCGAAGGCGGCGACCTCCTCCTCGATGAGGGCATGGAGTGGCACGACCGCTCCTACAAGCCCACCGACATCGACGACCTGGACGCCCGCACCCTGACCAACATCGAGGTCGCGGGCGCCTACCACATCGCCCCCGAGCTGCTCGGCGACAGGCAGGGCAATTATTCCAACATGGAGTCGATGAGGGAGTCCCTCTACCGGGACAACCTCGGCCCCTACATCCGGGCGTGGGAGGAGATGTGCGCCCCGCTGGCTGACCGGCTCAGCGACGGGCGGGCTCTCTACGTCGAGGCACACCTCGACGCGAAACTGCGGGGATCCTTCGAGGAGGCCGCGGCCGTGCTCCAGACATCGACGGGTGCCCCGTGGATGACTCGCAACGAGGCCCGCGCCCGCCTGAACCTGCCGGCCATCGACGGCGGGGACGACCTCATCACCCCGCTGAACGTGCTGGTGGGGGGTCAGGCGTCCCCGACGGACTCCGGCGCCCAGAACGAGGGCCAGGACACCGACGCCCCTAAGGCGGCCGCCGGCGTGCAGGTGAAGTCAGCGGACCTCGAGGGCGACTGGCCCACCAGGGCTGAGGACGCTCTCAAGCGCCACTACAGCCGTCAGGAGCGGGCCGTCATGTCCGCTCTCGGTGCGAAGGCCGACGGCTGGTGGGACCAGGCCCGGTGGGACCGGGAGCTCGCTGAGGACCTGTACCGGCTCGCTTCCGCGTGCGTCGACCAGATGGGCCGTGAGGCGTGTACCCGCCTCGGGTTCGATCCCGATGAGGACTGGAGCCTGCCGCGCACGCAGGCGTACCTCCAGGCGGTCACGAAGGCCCGTGCCCGGTGGGTGAACGAGGCGACTCGCCGGCAGATCGAGGCTGCCCTGGCTGAGGCCGGCACGGAGGGCGTGCCCGCTGTGTTCGACCGTGCCCGCTCCCAGCGTGCAGCCGCCGGCGCGGGCGCGTTCGTCGCGGCGATGGGCTCGTTCGCGACGGTCGAGGCCAGCAAGCAGGCCGCCCCCGGCCGGTGCACCAAGACCTGGATCACGGGCCGTAACCCCAGGCCGACGCACCTGGCGATGAACGGGGAGACGACGCCCGCGTGGACGGACTTCTCCAACGGCCTGTCCTGGCCCGGTGACCCGGCCATGGGGCCGGATGAGTCGGCCGGCTGCAACTGCACCGTTTCCGTAGAGATCACGCACTAAGGAGGGCTCCTCGTGGAGTTCAAGACCACCGGCACCCTGAGCCGGAAGACAGACGGCGACGGCGACCACGCCGGGTTCGTCGGGTACGCGTCCACGTGGACGAGGGACCCCGACTCCTACGGCGACGTCGTCGCCAAGGGCGCTTTCACCCGCACCCTCAAGGAGTGGAGCGAGAAGGGCCTGCCCATCCCCGTCCTGTGGGGCCACCGCCTCGATGACCCGAAGTACTTCATCGGCGCGGTCAAGGACGCCAAGGAGGACGACCACGGCCTGAAGGTCGACGTCGAGCTCGACGCCGACTCCCCCACCGCCGAGCACGTGCGCCGCCTCCTGAAGAGCGGGGCCGTCGCACAGATGTCCTTCGCGTTCGATGTGCGCGACTCCGGCGACATCGAGCTCGACGACGGCCGCAAGGCCCGCGAACTGCGGGACCTCCGCCTCTACGAGGTGAGCGTGGTCCCGATTGGTGCGAATCAGGACACGTCCATCGAGACCGTCAAGGCCCCCGCCGATGGGGGCCTCACCAGCGAGGAGGTCGCCCAGGTACGGGCTCTCCTCGCCTCCCAGACCGCCCCCGAGGAGGGGGAAGCCGGCAGCAACACCGACGACGACGCCGAGGCCCCTGAGGGGCAAGACGACGACCCGGTGAAGGCCGCCGCGCGACTCAACACCCAAATTGCAGTCCTCTTCATTGAGGGAGAAAGGAGCGCCGCATGAGCACGCTCACGGAGGCGCGCGCGGTGGCCCTGAAGGCCGCCATGGACGCCCAGAACGCTATGAACGCTGCCGGTGACCAGGTCACCTTCGAGATGTGCAAGGAGGTGGAGAAGCGCGTCAACGAGGTCAAGGAGATCGACGAGCGTATCGCCGCCTCCAAGAGCGCACGCGACATGATCGCGTCCCTCGGCAGCATCCCGGAGGACAACACCTACGAGCCGGGCGAGGAGTCCGGCATGAAGGCCGGCACCTTCGGTGAGCGCTACGTGCGCTCCTCCACCTACAGCGAGTGGGCCAAGGCCCACCCCTCCGGCCTCGGTGAGGGCTCCAACCTGACCCTTCCCGGCGTGAAGATCGGGGACCTCGAGGAGCTCCTCATCTCCCGTAAGGCCAACGGCCAGGTGATCGCTACCCCGCTCGCGCACATCGCCCCGACCCGCTACCCGATGGTTGACATGGTCGACCGCCGGCCCCTGACCCTCCTCGACGTCATCGGGCACGGTCAGATGGCGAACGCCTTCGAGTACGTTCAGGTGACTGGCGTCACGAATAACGCCGCCATCGTCAAGGAGAACACGCAGGACACCGACCCGCTGAAGCCGACGTCGGACATGACGACGACTCTGGCCGACTGCAAGCCCTACACCTTCGCAGACGGCTACGAGGTTACCAATCAGCTGCTCTCCGACGCCCCGGCGTTCGCCGCCTACATGAACACCGCGGTCCGCTACAACCTCGATACCGTCATCGAGGACAAGGTTCTCAACGGCACCGGCACCGAGGAGCCCAAGGGCATCCTGAAGACCACCGGCGTGCAGGAGAAGACCTACACGGCCGGGGCCGACGCCATGGACCTGGCGAAGGCCGTGCGTGGTGGCCGCACCAAGATCACGAACGTTGGTGGCGTCGCTACCGCCGTGATCCTCCACCCCGAGGACGTCGAGGCCCTCGACCTCATGCAGGACGCCGACAAGCGCTTCTACGGGCTCGGCCCGTGGGGTATCGGCCCGCGCACCCTGTGGGGCGCCCCCGTCGTCGAGTCCTCGAAGGTCACCAAGGGCCAGGCGCTCATGGGTGACTTCAACCAGGTCCAGCTCCTCGACCGTGAGGGCCTGAGCGTCGTCGCCTTCAACCAGCACAAGGACTACGCGGCTCGTAACCGCGTCTACGTGCGTGCCGAGCTCCGTGCCGGCCTGGTCATCTGGCGCCCGAACCGCCTGTGCCTGGTGAAGGCCGCCTGATGGGTGTCGACGACGGAATGGTCACCCTCAACGGGGTGCGGTACCGGCTGGATGACGCCATCGCCTGGGGTCTCTACGACCCTGAGCCGCAGGGACGTCACGTCGCCCCCGAGGAGGGGGCCACTGAGGGCGAGGAGGGGCCGGTGACGGCCGCCGCCCCTGACCCGGAGAACAAGGAGACGCAGCCCAAGGCGCGTCCCACCGCGAAGGAGTGAGGACCATGCCTGACGCCCTAGTCACCCCTCAGGCCGTGGCCGAGGCGTCGGGCGGGCAGGTCCCCGAGGGGGACCCGAGGCTCCCAACCCTGATCGCCGGGGCCACTGACGCTATCCGCCTGTGGTGCGGGTGGCACGTGGCCCCGGTGATTGAGGAGACCCTGACCCTCGACAGTGAGGGGTCAGCGTCGCTGCGTCTACCCACGGGCCGGCTGGTTACCGCCACCGGCCTGAAGGTCGACGGCGTACCGGTCCCGGATGACGCCTGGGACTACTCGACGGCCGGCATGATCCGCCTCCGGCGTGGGGTCTTCCCTGACCGGTTCCGGGCCGTGGAGGTCACCATCACGCACGGCTGGCCGCAGGCCCCGTCCCTGGCGGCCGTCATCACCCGGTCGGTCCTGTCCGCGTGCGCCTCCCCCATGGGGGCCACACGCGAGCAGGCGGGCTCCATCTCAGCGACCTGGGCGCGGGCGGGCATGACCCTGTCCGACACGGACCGCCGCGAGCTCGCCGCATACCGCCTCCAGCACTGGGCATAGGAGGGCGCCTTGCTTCCGTCATTCGCGAGACAGCGCGTCACCATCGTCACCCCCGGACAGCGGGAGGAATGGGGCCAGATCACCACGGACTGGGGATCGGCCACCACCACGGACGTCACCTGCGTGTGGGAGGCCACCCAGGCCACCATCCACGGCGTAGCCACGGGCGACGTCGACGCCGGGCAACGCACCGTCTACCTCAACCCCGGCACCCGCATCAGCGGGGAGTGCCGGCTCCGGTTCCCCGACGACCCCGGCCATGACTGGGTGATCGTCGGCCTGCCGATCCCCAACCAGTCGCCCACCGGGCGCCTGTCGCACATCGCCGTCATCACGAAACGCTGGGAGGCCGCCCAATGAGCAAGGTCAAGGTCGTCATGAATCCCGCCGGGGTGCGGGCGCTCCTGAACGCTCCCGGCGTCGTCGCTGACCTGGACGCCCGCGCCGAGCGCATCCGGGCGGCCGCCGGCCCCGGATTCTTCGTGCGCCGACGCGACAAGCGCATCAACCGGTACGCGTCCCAGGTGCGTACCGCCGACGACGAGGGCCGCAAGGCACAGGCGGACGGCAACGTCCTCATGAAGGCCCTGGACGCTGGCAGGTGAGCGGCATGGAGCAACCAGACATCATCGACGGGCTCCGCCGCTACCTCGCTGAACGTCTCGCCGGCGTCCCCGTCTACGCGTTCCTGCCGAGGGACCCGCCCGGCCGGTTCGTCCTCATCGACCGTGTCGGAGGCACCCGTGACCTGGCCGTGGACGCGCCACGGATCACGGTCGAGGCGTGGGCGCCCACCAAGTCATCCGCGTACGCGCTCTGTCTCGAAGCCAGAGCCGCGATCTTCAACCCGATGCCGCCCCTGCCGGGCGGCATTCGTGTCATACGGCGAACCGAGGTCGGTGGCCCCAGCCATGAGCCGCCGACCACCAGCGGGTGGGACCGATACCGCTGGACCGTCGAAATCAGACACCAACTCACCCGCTGAAAGGAAAATCCGTGTCCTACGAGAAGCTAAACGCGATGCAGATCATCACTGCTGGCTCAGATGATGACTGTGTTGCTCTCGCCCCGGCCGGCACCAAGGCCCCTACCACCCTCGCCATCCCCACCACCTTCAAGGAGGTCGGGTGGATCGACAAGGACGGCATTGAGTTCACCGCTGACGACTCCGTGGACAAGCGGCGCGCCCACCAGGGCAACCGCGTCTACAAGGTTCAGATGACCGAGTCGGACTCCGGGGTGACGTTCACCGCCCTCCAGTCCAACATCGACACGCTCAAGCTCCAGTGGCTCGTGAAGTCGTCCTCGGAGGACTCCGGCGTCATCAAGCACGTCCTGTCCTCGTCCCGGAAGGTCGAGAACGTCGCCATCATCGTCTACGCCGAGGCCAACGGTCACAAGTACCTGTGGCACTGCGAGTCGTTCCAGATCGGTGAGCGTGAGGGCTTCAAGCTCGCGAACACCGACGACGTCGCCTACAAGATCACGGGCACGTTCACCGGCGACATCACGATGCTGACGGACGACGAGGCGTTCAAGGCCGCGTGACAAATCTCCTCCTGGTGGGCGACTTTGGGTCGGTCCTCGCCCACCAGGAGGCACCCCCGTCTGACCGGCCCCGACCTAGGAAGGACCGACCATGAGCAAGAAGAAGAAGAACCGCAACCGCCCGTACCGTCAGACCGCCCCAGGCGCGACCGCGCAGCGCGCCGCTGAGGCCGGCGCGGCCGTCCCCCAGGACCGCCTCCAGCAGGCCGAAGCCACCGGCGGCACCCTGGTCACCGACTACAAGGGCTTCCACATCGAGGTCACCTCTGACGACCTCGACGACTACGAGGCCATGTCCAAGCTCACGCAGAGCGTCCCCGGCCCGTTCCTCGAGATCGTCTTCCCCGATGAGCGTGAGCGTGCCCGGTTCCTGCGTGAGTGCTGCGCAGACGAGAACGGCAAGGTCCGGTTCACCCTCGCCGTGCAGGCCGCCATGGAGATTTTCGAGGCGCTCGGCATGGGAAACTGACCCGCCTGCCCATCCTCCTCAGGGAGGAGGGGCAGGCCATCGAGGCAGACCTCCAACGCTACTACGGCGTTGACCTGCTCGACCTGTGGCGCGGGAAACTCACGATGCGCCGGTGCATGGCCCTCATCGAGGGTCTCCCTCCAGGCGCAACCCTCCACCGGCGCACCGGGGGCTCGCTCGCCTGGTCCGACGAGACCACGGCCGCGCTCAGCGCCGGGCACAGCGTCGTCACTGCCCTGGTCGCCCTCCTGGGCGGCGACAAGGCGAAACCACCGCCACCACCAGAACCACCCCCGGTCGGGTGGCGCAAGACCCAGGAAGACGACGCCGCCTGGGAGGCCGAGCGCCTCCGCCGATTCAAGGCGAGGCAACAGAAAACCGCATAGAGGAAGGGGGCCAGCATGGCCGGAGTCGCCGGAGGAGCCATCGAGCTCGCAACCGCCTATGTCCAGCTGGTCCCCTCCCTGCGGGGCGCTCCTGAGGCCGTCGCGCAGGCGTTCTCGGGTGCCCCGGCGCAGAAGGCCGGCCAGAAGGTTGGTGACCGGATCGTCGATGGTATCGGTGCGGCGATCCGGCGCGGTGGGCAGATTCCTGCGGCTCTGTCGGCCCTGGCGTCGAAGTCGGCGGCGGGGTTCAGCGCGGCCACTGATGCTGCCCGCCTGGTGGGTCAGGCGTTCGCCGCGTCCAGCCGCATCGCCTCCGAGGCAGCCGGCGACATTCACAAGGCATGGGAAGGCACATTCACGCGCCTCGCACCCGGCGCGGCGAAGGCGCTGGCCGCTATCCAGGCGCACTTCCAGGCGGCCTCTGGCCGTATCGGTGCTGTCTGGCAGGCGGCGACCGCCAACCTGGCGCGGGCGTTCAGCGCGGTGTCCGCCCCGATCTCCGCGGCCTGGCAGCGTGCCACCGCCCCCATCGTCAGCGGCTTCCAGTCCGCTATCAACGCCGCGCGGGGAGCCGCCTCCAACATCGGCAACGCCTTCTCTGGTGTCGCGTCCCGCGTCGGTGGCGTCTTCCAGAAGTTCACCGCCCCCATCAGCAGCGCCTTCTCCTACGTCGGCTCGAACCTGCGCGCAACGGTCGGCCTCGTCGGCACCTCCGTGTCCAGCATTCAGGCTAAGTGGGAGGCCGCGTGGGCGAAGATGCCGGCACCCGTGCAGGCGCTCCCAGGGAAGATCGGGTCAGCGTTCGCCAGCGTGGGCGGCAAGATCGGCTCCGCGATCTCCTCCGGCGCTGCCGCCGCCATCAACGCCGCCGCCTCCCTGTCTTCCGCCGTCGGTAACGCTCTCCAGGGCGCTATCAGCACGGGCGCGAAGGCCGCCGGCGTCGCCGTCGCCGGGCTCGCAGCCACCATCACCGCGAACCTCGGTGGCGCGGTCCAGCGCGCCGACCAGCTGTTCACCTTCCCCCGCGTCATGGCCAACATCGGCTACTCGGCGGAGGAGGCGGACAAGCAGATCAACCGCATCAGCGACTCCCTGGATGGTCTGCCGACAGCCACCGACGAGATCGTCAGGATGGTGCAGGGCATCGCCCCGCTGACCGGTGACCTCACGAAGGCCACGGACATCTCCCTGGCGATGAACAACGCCCTCCTCGCTGGTGGTGCGTCGACGACGCTGGCCGCCAACGCTATGGAGCAGTACCGGCAGCAGATGGCCGTCGGCAAGGTCGACATGATGGCCTGGCGCTCCATGACGAACGCGATGCCTGGTCAGATGAACCAGATCGCCCAGTCCATCCTCGGCGCGGAGAGCAACTCGACACTTTTGTACACCGCGATGAAGGAAGGCACCGTCACCTTCGACGACTTCAACAATGCATTGTTGAAGCTCAACTCGGAGGGGATGGACGGTGTTGCGTCTTTTGACACGCAGGCACGTACTGCAACCCTGGGTATCGCGACGGCTTTCACGAACGCGGGCAACCGCATCAGGAAAGCCATGGCCGAGATTATCAAGGCCATCGGCGTCAAAGAGATCGCCGAAAAGATCAACAGCATCACTGATGGTATTGTCGGTTTTGGGAAGAACGTCGGTGACGTAATCACCCGGATCAAGGGCTCGGGCGGTTTCAGTCAACTGGGGCAGACCCTCGGCGGGCTCCTGCCGGTCATCGGCGGCCTGGCCGGAGCCCTCGGTCCCCTCCTGACACAGATCCCGCTCATCGGCGGCGTGTTCTCCAGCATGACCGGCCCCGTCGGCATCGTAATCGGACTGTTCACGTCGATGGTGATGCACAGCCAGCTGCTACGCGACGCCATCTCCGGCGCGTTCAAGACCCTCGGAGAAGTGTTCCAGTCGCCGGCGATCTCAGGGGCTCTCCAGGCGCTCGGCTCCCAGCTCGGGACCATCGCCGGCATCCTCGGTGACTCCCTCGGCTCGGCGCTGAACGTCGTGGCACCCCTGCTCGCGAACATGGCGCAGGTCATCGTCCCGGTCCTCGCACAGGTGTTCGGGCAGCTGGTCGCAGCGGCCACGCCGATCGTCACCTCGATCTTTGGGGCTCTCACCCGTGTCATGGCGGCTCTCCTGCCGCCTCTGACGCAGATCGCGGCGACGGTCCTGCCCCTCCTGGGGCAGATGTTCTCCATGGTGGCCGCCGCCGTCGCACCGGTGATTGACCAGATCGCGAACATCCTGGTGCAGGCGCTGAACCTGCTCATGCCGATCCTGATGAACCTGGTCAACGCGGTCATGCCGGTGATCGTGCAGGTGATTGCTGCGATCATGCCGCCTCTCCAGCGGGTCATCTCCGCGGTGATGTCCGTGATCTCGGCGATTCTGCCGCCCCTGGTGTCCATCATCGGGACGGTCATCAGCGTCATCACGCCGATCATCGCGGCGGTCCTCCCGGTCCTGGCCCGCCTGATTGGCACGGTCATCAACTGGATTTCCTCGTGGATTTCCGTCATGTCCAGCCTCCTCGTCCCGGTGATTAACGTCGTCGCCTCTGTCATTAACGTGGCAGTGAAGGCCATAGGCGCGATCTGGATGTGGCTGTGGAACAACGTCATCAGCCCGGTCATTAACTGGATCACCAACAAGATTCAGGGCTGGTCTGATTTCCTGACCAACACGGTGAAGCCGGCCATCAATACTGTCGTGAGCGGCATCAAGGATGCTTTCAACGGCATGAAGGACGGCATTTCCAACGCCTTCGAAAAGGTCAAGTCCGCGGCCGCCAAGCCCATCAATTTTGTGATTAATACCGTTTACACGAACGGTATTAAGTGGCTTGTTGACAAGGTCATGGAGAAGCTCGGTCTTGAGCTGCGGATGCCGACCGTCAGCCCGATCGCCGGGTACGCGACTGGTGGTGTCCTGCCCGGTTATTCGCCGGGGCGGGACATCTATCACTTCGTGTCCCCGGACGGTGGCGGCTCGCTGGCCCTGTCCGGTGGCGAGGCCATCATGCGGCCCGAGTGGACGCGCGCCGTCGGCGGGCCCCGCATGGTCGCTGCGATGAACTGGGCGGCCCGCCGTGGCCGCCCCATCCCCGGCGGGGACGCGGGCGCGCACCGGGCCTTCGCTGACGGCGGTATCTGGGGCAGCCTCAAGTCCGGCGCGAAGTCCGCGTGGGACTGGGTCTCTGACAAGGCGTCCAAGGCGGCCGACATCATCGCCGACCCGCTCGGCGCGGTCGAGAACCTCATCCGGGTGCCGGTGAACAAGCTCATCGACGGCGGCAACTTCGGTGGCGCTTTCTGGGAGGCCGGCAAGGCCATCCCCAAGAAGATCATCGACGGTGTCGCCGACTACGTGAAGGGCAAGACGGAGCACATGGTGGCGTCCGACCTGGTCGGACAGGCCCGCCTGGCGATCGGCACCCCCTACGTGTGGGGTGGTGTCGACGTGCCCGGCGGCGTCGACTGCTCGGGCCTCATCGTGTGGGCGCTGCGCGCGCTCGGACACAACGTGCCCCGGCACACAGCCAGCACGTTCCAGGCCAACTCCACGCCCGGCAACCCCAACGTGCCCGGCACGCTCCTGTTCTGGGGCGGCTCCGTCGGCGGAGGGGGCGCCCATCACGTCGCCGTCGCCTCCGGCAACGGCATGATGATCGAGGCCCCGACCTTCAATGTCCCGGTTCGGGAACTCCCCATCTACGGGAGCCCGAGCGCCGGCATTTTCAAGTACGACGACGGCGGTTGGCTCCAGCCGGGCACACAGGTGGTCACCAACCAGACCCGGCAGCCGGAGGCTATTTTCACGGGCGGGCAGTGGTCCAAGATCGACCAGCTCCTAGCCCGCGAGAACAGCGCCCCGGACACCCTGGTGATCCGCGACGTCGATGACCGGCTCATCGGCCGGATGAAGGTGGAAGCGGAGCGTGTCGCCATTGACGCGTCCCGCGACGACTGAGAGGAGCTGCCATGGCGCTCAAGGGGTGGATCGGGGCCGCGTCGGGTCTGCCGTCCCTGCTGGTGGACGGGCCGGTCACGGTGACCGCTGGTGACCGTGTCCTGGCCCGCCTCGGAGAGGGACAGCACCTTGTGGCTGACGGCCTGGCCGCGCCCGGCGTCGAGACCGTGTACCGGGCGGGTGGCGACACAGTGTCGCTCACCCGCCCCATCGGGGACTGGTATGGAGTGCTGGTGGCCGGGGCTGACGGGCGCTCCGCCCCCGGCCTGGCCTACGAGCACAACGGTGACCCGCTGGACTGGGACTCGACGGCGTCGCGCGTCGCTGGGGTCACCCGGTGGGCCATCCGTGACGAGCCCATGACCGGCACCGGCGTCGTCACCTGCACCCCGGAGACCGAGCCATACCTGTGGTGGGTGCTCCAGTCGCACGCCCCGATCATGCTGATACCGACCATGCCGGTGCCGGGCGTCCCCCCGCGCACCGTCATCGTCAACGGCGTCACCCGGAAGCGGGTCACGGGCGAGCTCATCGAGGTCACCATCAAATGGACCGAGCACGAGCCCCGCGCCGAGAACACGCCGCAGGGTGCCGTGCCCGTCACCACCTGGGGTGAGTGGGCGGACTACGGCGAGACACACCCTGACACTCCGGGATGGCAGGCATGGTCCGCCCTCGAGGTCGCCAAGCGAATCCAGGGGATGCCATGAGACCCGGCCCGTCTACCGAGGCCCTGGCCGGCCCCGTCGCCGTCGGAGCCAGGATCGACGTCCACCTAGGCGGCCGCGTCCTCGCCGTCGACGTCCCCTGCGAGGACGTACAGATCGACTGGGCATCCGATCGCGTCGTCCCCGGCAAACTGACCTACACCTGCCCCTCAGGGTGGGTGCCCGAGTCACCCGGTGCAGCCCTCAACAACTACGGACAGCGCAGCCATGTCACCGCCATCCTCGAGACCAGAGAAGGCCGCGACGAGGTCGACCTCGGATGGTGGCAGCACCAGTCCTGGGACGAGCAGGACAACGGGACGGTCAAGGTCGAGGCGCTGGACCTGATGCAGCTCCTCGAGCAGGACCCGATGCCCTGGCCCTCGTCCCCACCCCGCGGTGCGACAGCCCTGTCTGAGGCGCAGCGGCTCGCCGGAACCCTCCCGGTGGTGCTGGACCCTGGTGCCCCAAACCCGAGAGTGCACCCGAACACCCAGTGGGGTCACAGCAGGTCTGAGGCCATCCGGGACCTGTGCGTGGCGCGGGGTTTGAACTGGGCGGTGAAGGCCGACGGGTGCCTGCACCTGTGGGCACAGACCGACGGCTCCGAGCCGGTAGCCCGCTACAGCGGGCGTGACCTGCTCGTGGAGGCGCCCCGCAAGAGCGTGGAGCGCCGCCCGAACCGGTGGGTCGTCGTCGGCAGCCCACAGCAGGAGGACCAGCGGAAACCGGTCATCAAATGGACCGGCACCGCCGTATCAGCGTCCTGGCCCTACGAGCCCGCCGTCTACGGGTGGGTCACGGACCGGCGCGAATTCAACGCCGCGTCGTCGGCGGCCGCGGTCAGGAAGGCGGCCGGCACCTACATGCGGCACGCCCTGGAGGCCGCCTCCAAGCGGTCGGTGGCGATCGCCGCTGACCCCCGCCTGGAGGCCGGCGACGTGATCGCCGTCCACACCGACGGCGGGGAAATCATCGTCGGCAAGGTCGTCGCCTACAGCCTGCCGGTGGACAAGCCAGGTGGGCACATGAGAGTCGACGTCGAGGAGCTCGCATGGTGAAGCCGAATCTCTGGCTGGACCGTAAGCCGTCACCCAGGACGTCGACGGCGTCGCAGCAGGCGTCCTACGGCAGCGGCTCGCAGGCGGGCACGTGGGCCACTGGGCGCGTCCTCGACGTCATGGATGGCGGCATGGTCCGTGTCGAGCTGCCGGCGGATGACCCGGTGAGTGAGGTCGTGGCCCCGGCTGACGGCGGCGTGACCGCCGTGGGCGCTGAGTGTGTCTGTCTACAGGACGGCACCGGCCGCGTCTACCAGGTGGTGAGCCCTGCCTCCCTGCCTGAGGGCGGCCAGGCCCGGCCCACCGGGGTGACGGGGCAGATCGCGCTCGAGGCGGCCGGCACCAAGGCCGAGCTCGACGCCGCCAAGGCCGAGATCGACGCGGCGCAGAAGCGCCTGGCCGACGAGGTCAAGGCCGCGAAGGACGCCGCGAAGACGTCGGGTGAGGCGGCCGCAAACGCCCTGAAGCGGGCAGGCGACCGGGTGACCGTGGGTCCCCAAGGACCGGACTCGCCGGCGGACGGAGACCTGTGGGTCGTGGCCGGGGAGAATCACCAGGCCACCGGCGTCAAGGTGTGGTCCGCCGCCGCGAAGCAGTGGCAGGACTACCTGCTGGTCGCCGGCCGTGTTCTCGTGCCCGGCAGCGTCGGGAGCGTGGAGATCGCCGACGGCGCGGTCAACGCGAGCAAGGTCGTCGCCTCGGAGGAGCTGTGGGCGAAGATCGGCGTGTTCGCGAAGGTCACGACCGCGATGCTCCAGGCCGGGCAGGCGAAGATCACGGGTGAGTTGCTGGCTGACACGATCCGCCTGTCGACGCGGATCGTGGCCGGTGACCCGTCGGGTGATGCGGCGATCATGGATCACACGGGCCTGCACGTGGTGAAGGCTGTCGGCGGGCAGCCGAGTGAGGTCGTCACCCTAGGGACCGCCGGGCAGGACTTCCTGTCCATCACCGGCACCGACGGGCTCGCCAAAGCCACGATCACCGGCGACGGGCTCGTGTCCGCACAGTCCCTCTCCGTGGCCGACCGCCTCGTCTGGCGCGGCACGGACCTGGCCGAGACCCTGGCCGCTCTCCCCCGCGGCGTGGTCGCCTGGGGCTCCGCCTGGCCGTGGGGTGGCAGCAACCGGCACATAGTCCGCTCCGTCGATTCGCTCTATGAGCTCGTCGTCGACCTCGAGGCGGCCCGCATGTACCAGGTGGAGGAGCTGGTCACCTGGTACGCGGGCAAGGCGAACGCGATGTTCGAGGCCAGGCTCCAGTGCTCGCCGGTCAACGGCGGCGCGCAAGACGAGTTTGAGCAGCGTATCCGTGTCGTGTCCGAGAACCGGAATCAGCTGCAAACCAGCCACGTGACGTTCCAGCCGTGGACGCCGGCGACGTCGGGCACGTACAGGTTGCTGTTCCTGGCCGCGTCGGCCTACGGGGCTGAGGGTGTCGTGCTCACGGTGGAGGACTCGAGCCTGCCGCAGCCGCACGCGTGGGTGCGTGACCTGGGGCTGGCTGTGGAGCCGACGCTTCAGGTGAATAAGTCGATTTCACTGGGTGCGCCGAAGCCGTCGGAGCAGCCGCAGCCGAAGCGGAATTATGTCAAGACGTACCGATCGAATTGGTGGAAGGCGTATTCCAACGGTAGCCCCGATTCGGAGTGGTCCGACAATATGCCGCAGGGCTCGTATTCGCGGTGGAGCTATAACAGCCTGATTGGTTTCCCGAATATGACTGGGGACCTGTCCGGGGCGACCATCACGAATATGAGGGTTTATGCCTACGCGCGTCACTGGTATGGGCAGACCGGTGTCGCTTCTATTGGCTCGCATGGTTTCCAGTCCGCACCGGCTTCCTATTCCGGTGGCGGTAACCGCTGGTATGAGTCCGGCGGCTGGGGCCGTGGTGACGGCCGTTGGATTCAGATTCCCCGAGACCAGTGGAACAGCTGGAAGGGCGGCTATTTCCGCGGCATTTCCTTTGAGACCAAGGGGAGCGCGTCTTACGGCTACTGGTCGCACGATTTGACTATCGAAGTCTCCTACACCAAGTGAAAGGTGGAAAGGAATGCCAGCGAATCACTGGAAGGGAATTCCTATTCCCGAGGCGGGCGATGACCTCCTGTCCGCGTGGCCGGCGGCCTTCGACGCGGCTGGGGTAGTCTTCCCCGCCCAATCCGTTGCGGCCGCAAGGGAAATCCTGTCTAAGGCCGAGGCCATCGGGCATCCGCCGACGCCCGCGCACCCCGCATACGTCGACGTCGGAGGCGTCCTCTACCGCTCTGACGGGTCGAAAAACGGCGAGCGCTGGGTGCTCAGGCCCATCAATGAAGTGCAGGCGGTAGAGGCCAGCGTGGTTATTAACAACACGCTGAAACTGAACAACGGCCAGTATTCGGGCGCGGCACAGGTCGACCTGGGTGTGCGCCCCTACGACAGAATTGTCCAGATCTCGTTCACAGTCTGGGCAAGGGTAACGGCCGGCGATATCGACGCCACCGTATACCTACTGGATCGTCCTTACCGGGCTCGCTTCCCCAATGACTCCACGGGCTCCACAGTCACCGTCACCGGTGTTCGTGTCGTGCCCGCCGGTCAGGACCCGAAGATTCGCGCAGGATTTACCGGCGCGTACGGAACAGGTGGAACTCTCAGTATTTCCGGGGACTCCGCCTACAGCACACTATTCGCACTAGCCAATCCAAGGAGCATGGCATGACCACACCGGGATATCTGGACACGTCGGAGCGCGGCCTCCGATTCATGAAGGACACCGATTTTATCGAGCTGGCAAACAGGGTCTCTGCTGAGGCCAGCCGCCGCGAGTACCTGCGCGACTGCAAGGCGGAGGTCGACGCACGGATCGATGCCTATGAAAAGTCTGTCTCTCATGAGGCCAAGAACATCAAGGATTTGCAGCAGGGCGCCATGGTCGGACCGGGCGAGCGGATCATCGTCGACGGCAAGACCTACAAGAATGTCGCCCGCGCCTGGCTCAACCCCTTCAAGGCCGGCCCGGTCAATTTTGCTGCCGGCTGGGAGGAGCAGCAGGGAGGCGTGGCATGACCGTCGGCAGCGTCACCGCTGAGATCGCCCGGCGAATCTGCGAAGAGCAGCCGGTGGGCTACAGCCAGGGGGAGGACCGACGCAGTTGGTACGCCGCGGCCGACGCCCATGGGCGAGTCTCGTCGCCCCAGAGTGCCGACTGCTCCTCCTTGGCCGCCGGTGCGGTCAGTTACGGTCTCCACCACACCTACGGCGTGCCGTGGGGACACAAGGCCCTGCTTGAGCCCAACGACTTCTGGACCGGGAACCTCCGCGCCGGCATGGAGGCCCGCGGTTTCGAGGAAGTCAATTGGCCGGATGAGGCCATGACCCCGGATGGCGGATTCCGGATGGGTGACATCGTCCTGTCCGCCGGGAACGAGGGCGGCGTCGGCCACGTCATCGTCATCGTCGAGGACGGCTACGACCCGCTGGAGTCGGAGGCATGGATCGCCGAGACCGGCGACATCTATGGTGCCCCCGGTGACCAGACCGGCCAGGAGACCCGCACGGCTCGCTACAGCGAGCACCCGCATACGCAGCGCGGAGCTTGGACGTCCTGCCACCGGTTCAACGAAGCGAAGTTCTTCCAGCAGTGGCCCGAGTTCGCGAAGGGGAAGCCGGCCTCCAAGCCTGCCGCCCCGGCCTCCCCATCCGTCCCGGCGCACGCGCACGGTATCGACATCTCGTCTCACCAGGGCGGGCTCAATATCGGCGCGATCTGGGCTGATTTCGTCATCGTCAAGGTGACGGAGGGAACCGGCTATGAGAATCCATTCTGGCGTGCCCAGGCGGAGGCGACGCTGGCCGCCGGGAAGCGCCTCGGCCTCTACCACTTCGCCGACGACGAGGGCGCGGGTGAGCAGGCCCGCTACTTCCTCGACCGCGCCAAGAGCTACGCGGGCCGCGCGACGTTCTGGCTGGACTGGGAGGCCGACGCCATCGGCCTCGGCCCCGGCCCGGCCCTGACCATTCTGAACCAGATGGCAGCCGAGACCCGCTCCACTCCGGGCATCTACCTGAACGGGGCGGGCCTGGAGAGCGGCAACTGGTCCGCCGTCGCCAGTAGGTTCCCGCTGTGGTACGCCGGTGGGCCCGAGTACAGCGACTACGGCCGCGCCTACTCGGACCCCGCCGTCCCGACCGTCCCCTACTGGGGCGGCAACGTCTTGATTCACCAGTACACCGAGGACGGCTACCTGCCTGGCTACAGCAAGCGGCTCGACCTGGATCGCCTGCGTGACCGGGCAGCATGGGACACGATGAAGGGCGGCGGCCAGGTCACCGCATCCGCCCCGGCAGCCTCCCCCGCGCCGTCGGCGAGCCCGTACACCGGAAAGAAGAACCGGAGTGACGGGCAGTCGGAGCTTGTCTGCAACGGGATCCTTGGCATCGCGACGATCGGCAGGCTCCAGCAGGTCATGGGCACCGCCATCGACGGCGTGCTGGATGAGGACGGATCCCCGGCGGTTGAGAGGCTTCAGTCGTTCCTGAACTCGGCCGTACAGCCGGACCAGCAGACCGCCCTGAACGACTCGCCCCGCCTCGACGTCGACGGCGTCCTTGGGGCTGACACGTGGCGCACGCTCCAGTTCCTCATCATGGCCTGGCACCGCGAGTACCTGCCCGACGGCTGGGACTTCGCTGACTGGGTCGACGGCGAGGCGGGGCCTGCCACCATCGGGGCGCTCCAGCGAGCACTCAACAACTCCAGGGCCGGCTCCGGCCGCCTCTGGTGACCACCCATCTAGGAAGGAACACACATGAAGACACTGGTTAGTGACCCGTTCGTCACGACCGTCATCCTAGGCACCCTGTGGCCCCTGATTCAGGCAGCCCTGGACCGGCCGTGGTGGACCCGAGGACGCCGCGTCGCCCTCGTCGTCACCGCAGCCGTCGTCCTCACCGCGGGCACCTGGGCACTGTCCGCCTACCCGCTCCAGGCCGAGCTCCTGGCCGGACAGATCGGCAAGTTCCTCGGATTCGCATGGGTCGCCTATGAGGCCCTGTCTCGCATCAAGATCGGTGGCGTGAGCATCCTGGGCTGGGCTGGGATCATCACCCCCGGCGGTGAGACCAGGGACCACTACCAGCCCCGGCACGAGGCAGCCTAATGGGCGTGGGCCGCCGAATCTGGTCGACGCTCCACGAGCCGCGGGCCATCTCAGCGATGATGGCGGCGACCTACACGCTCATTGCCGTGGCCGTCGCCCTCATCCTGGGCGCCCCGCGCATCCAGCCGTGGGACGTGACCGTGGGATGCCTCATGACCCTGTCCGGGTGCGCTATCGGCGCGCCGTCGGCGTGGCGGGGCTGGTGGGGCGTGGAAGGCCCGTCGGCGGCCCTCGTCGCCCTCGGGCTCGTCGTGGTCGCCGTCGAGGACGCCGCACGCGCACTCACGTCCGACCACTGGCCCGGCTGGCCGTTGTTCATCATCCTTGCTCTTCTCCTCATGATCGGTCAGCGGATGGTCCGCGTGTGGGGTCACACGTGGCAGCCGGGCTGCGAGCCTGACACACCGCTCCGTCAGGCCGAAATCAGCGCGACCGCAGCGAAAGCCCTCGAGGCAGACGCCGCAGCTCGCGCCTATGAGAGGGAGGACAACGAATGCAGAAAGCCGAGCTGATTGGCGCGATCATCACCAGTGGTCTCGGGTCTATCCTCGTCTCTCAGATCGCCGCCGCTGTGCGCACGCTGTGGCATGCCCGGCAGGGCAGGGAGACGGAGGTGCAGGCAGCGCGGCGGGAAGCGGCGCAGTGGGAGTGCGTGGCGCGCCGTACGCGTGCGATTGCTTTGGATCGTGGTGCCCCGCTTGGGGATTTGCCGCGTGGCCCAAGAGAGTCACCGATCGGTGATCTTGCTGACGACTAAGGGGAAGCGCCCCTCTCACCTAAGGGTGGGAGGGGCGCTTTTCGTCGTTTTCGGGGGAAGCGGGGGAAGCGGGGGAAGCGGGGGAAGCGGGGGAAGCGGGGGAAGCGGGGGAAGCGGGG